CAACCTTCTGGTAAATATGCTACAGCTGAAGATAATTCTCTTCGAGGTTTGATTATGCTTATGTATGCTTTTTATATGCATGATGCTAATAAGGCTCTTGATTTTTTCAAGGTGGTTTTACCCTTGATTTATGGAGATGATCTTTTGGCTAAGGTTAGGTTGCTCTCTCAATGTGTTTTTGATAATCTCTATTATGCTCAGTTCTGTAAAGAGCATTATGGTGTGGAGTATACTACTGCCAATAAAGATAGCGATTTTCAAAAATACTTGTTTCCTTCATCCTGTAGTTTTTTGAAGCGGACTTTTAGGACTCACGCGACAGGGAATGTGGTCGCTGCGCTTGATATGAATTCTATTTACAAGACTCTTCAGTGGGTTTTACCTTCACAGGATGTTCCAATGTCCCACCAGATTCACGGTACCTGTATGGGTACTATTAGGGAGCTCTTCTTTCACTGTGATGGCCGTGATCAGTATGGGAGATGCTATGCATTCCTTAAGGATTTAATGTTAACCAATTTTGGTGGGAAGAGCTCAGATTATCCTCTACCCTCATATGATGAGTTATGTGAGAGCATATTTGGATAAGTCTGCCCGGCGGGGCGTAAAACACGTGGACCTAAGCTAAGTAGAGTTGTTTACCTATGGAAACGGGTACAACTTCTGAATAGTAGGTTCTTACTACAAGGGGATCTTTTTAGATTGTTTAGTTGAATTTCTCCCTTATGAAATTCAGATTCCGAACTCTGATGCAAATCACGTCGTATGTTTTCGGAGTATAAATCCAATGACGTGCAAGGAAAGATACGAGAAGAACTAGGCTGCTTGCCGCGCGGTCGGTTTGGATTGAGAAGCGGCACGAGATTTTACAAAAGATGGAGATGGAAGATCAGAAGGATGATCCTGTTATGAGTTTGTGGACTGTTCGTAGAAATCCCCAGATTCATCGTTGTAAGGATAAGATTCATCATGACGAAGCGAGAATTAAAATGCTTACGGAGTTGTCGGACGTGAATGCTACTATTATGCATTATGATCGACTTATTGCTAAGACTCGTGACATTGTTTCTCAAGCAGAAGTCGTGAGTGATTCCATCTCTTCATCTACTGTTGATGTTCATGGTAATATATTGGATGTTAGTGGTGTTGAAGCTAATTCTCAAAGTTCGGGTATCAGCAGGTTGCCTAATATTGGACAGAAAGAAGTTCTTACTATTTCCTCCTTCTTAGAACGACCTGTTGAGATTGATACTTTTGAAGTGAAGGTGGGGGACTCTACTAGTGCTGTTTATCCTTTGTGGGATACAATAACCAGTAGTCCTTCCATTCGGGCTAAATTGAGAAACTTTGCGTACTTGCGAGCTGATTTAAGGGTGCGGATAGCTATATCAGGAACCCCTTTCCATGCTGGAAAGTTTTTGGTTTCTTATCAGCCTTATCCTCTCAACAATACTGCATTGCAATCTTTGCTTACTAGCGTTGCTACTGTTTCAGCTTTTAGGCCCTGCTTGTTAGCTTATTTATCACAAGCACCTGGTGCTATTGTCATGGACGTTAAGGATAACAGACCAATGGAACTTAAAATCCCATTTATATCTACGAAAGCTATGCATCGTTTATTTAATGTGTCTACTTCGTCGATAAGTGCTGCCACGCCCTTTGTGGATTTACAGCACGCTGGATCTTTGTACTTTTATAGCCTTAATGCTCCTACGGCAGTATCAGCTACCCCC